TCGTCGGGGCCCTTTGGTATCAAACTTAATTTTTGATTTTTCTCGAAATAAGAAAACTAGGAGCTTTGGCAAAACCCATGAAAAAACTCATTTTTAGCCTTTTCGCGATCGCCGCTTTTATGAGCATGATCTTTCTCGGCGGTGATATCCCTCGGGCGCCGGATATAGCTCGGGCGGCCCCGGGCGCCGGTGAGAGCCGGCAGAGCCCGCCGATCACCGATCTAAAGCCTTTGATCGCTTTGGGGATTATCCAAGAAACTCGACAATGGATCTCGCCCGCTATCGGTAAAATGATATTGAATTCAGAACCGCCGCGGTTTGAGCCCATCAAAGAGCTGGCCGGATATACGCGAGCCCCGCGGCCTCACCCGCGAGAATGTATTTAGTTTGCTGCGCGGTTGCCCATTGTACCGTGAGAAAAAAGAGAGCCCTCGAGTTTCTTTGCCGTTCTCGAGGCTCTCTTTTTGTCTTGAAATAACATATTCTGTTAGCCTCTAAATTAAGAACCTATGAAAGCAAACGAATACAGGAAACAAGCTCAGCAAAAACAAGTCACCCAATCGCTCGCCCTGCCCTCGGGGGCCGTCTTTCTCATGCGGCTCGCCCCAATTCAACAGTGGACAACTACGGGCCTCTTGCCGGCCTCGCTCGCCGCCAAGATGCAATTAGTTGCTCAGGCCGATAAAGCTCAGGCGAATGAGATAGTGCTCAAGCATTACACCGAGAAAGATTTTGTCGACTCTCAAAACATGGGCCGGCGCATGCTCGAGTATTGTTGCCTCGAGCCCAAGATCTTTATCGAGAAACCGGGCGAACCGGATCGCGGGCCCGCCGATGATGAGCTCTCGCCCGAGGATATCTTGCCCGAGGATTTTGAGGCGATAATGCGCTGGATTTGGTCGGGGGGTGAGCAGGGCGAGAGCCTTGCGGAGTTTCGTAACGAATCGGGACAATCTGTTAAGCCTCGGCATAACGGGTCACCTATTCGGAAAAAGGCCAAGCGAGCTCTTAGAAATCGCAGATCATAGTCAGCTCGCGATGGATCTCGATCTCGCCGCGGCGAAAGAGGTTTTGAAATTTCAAAACAAACGGGCCCTCGCCCGGCTCGATGCTTTGATCAAGAGCCTCGCGGTGATGAGCACCGGACTTTTGGGCGGCGATGTGAAAGCCCTTATCGAAAGGATCCGGGCCGAGGCCCGGGCTGAGCAGGAAAGAGAAGAGAGCGGCGAGGATCCGATCGATCCGGATGATGATCCAAACGTCTTATAAACCGCTCGAAAAATCGTTTCACGCATGAAAAGGTAAAAAGGTATCTGCTATATAGGGAATACCTTTTTACCTTTTGCCGTATCCCGCCATAAAATCAACACTTTACGCAATTACCCTGTTTCACCCGATTCGCTCGGGATAACGGGCCGGTGAAACCGTTACATTAAAACCCAATGGCATCGGCAGCCGAATTAATTTTCACCGCCAAAGGCAACACCGATCAAGCCCGCAAAGAGTTCAAAGACTTCAAAAAAGAAGTAAAAGAGCTAAAAGATGAGGCCGAATCTACAAGCGGCGGTTTTGATAAGCTCGCACATTCGGCGGGCCTTTCTGCTACGCAGTTCACATCGCTTACCGGGATCGCTTCGGCGGCGGGTGCCGGCATCATGGTCGTGGCCGCCGCGGCCGTTAGCGCATCGATCGCCCTTTTCAAGCTTTCAACCGCGGCCGCCGAATACGGGGCCGAGATCTTCGACGCATCCGAAAAGACAGGTTTGAGCACCGAGGCCCTCTCGGCAATGAAGTTTGCCGCGGATCAATTGGGCAGCTCGCTCGAGGCCGTTACCGGTGCAACCGCCAAGTTTTCAAAAACACTTGCCGAGGCGACAAGGGGATCCGCTCAGGCCCAAGAAAAGCTCGAGCGGTTGGGGGTTACTTCGACCGATACGGAAACCGCTTTCAAGCAGGCCCTAAAGACGATTGCCGCCGCCCCGGCGGGCTGGAAACAAAACAGCCTTGCAATGGATGCTTTCGGCAAGTCGGGGGCCGAGCTCTTACCGTTTATAAAATCTTTCGATGGGAATCTCGATGCTCTTATTGAGAAAGCCCATAAGCTCGGGCTCACGCTCAGCAAAGAGGATGCCGCCGCCGCCGATGAGTTCGGCGATCAAATGGATACCCTCAATGATCAACTGGGGGCGGCGGGTCGAGCGATCGGTTTCTCTTTCATGCCGTTCTTTAACGATATGGCGAGGGGGCTCTCGAATTTTCTTAGCGAAAATAAAGACAATATCCGCACATGGGGCAACAATCTCGCGCTCACGCTCGAGGGGCTTGTCTTGCAATGGCAAGCCCTCAAGAAAGCGGCCGATGAATACAATGTTTCGGCCGCAACGGGCGGGTTCTTGGCGGGGGTAAATCGAGTAAATCCGGCCTATCAATTGGGCCATGCGATCGGCGAGGATGCCCGATCTCGAGCTCGAGCCGGGGCCCCGCCGGGAGCAACCGCCGGCTCACCCGTAACTTTGAGGGGGGATTACACCATTGGGGCCCCCGAGGTTGTGAGCCGGGCCGATCAGCAAGAGGCCGAAGAGGATGCGAGGCTCAAATCGGCCGCCGCGGAAAAGGCCGCCAAAGAGCAGCTCGCGGCTCAAGAGCGGCTCAATAAAGCCCAAAAAGAAAGCATCGAGCAGGCTTATGCCGAGTTGCAAGCGATCACGAAAAAGAATTATGAAGATCAGTTAGTCTCGGCCGATAAGTTCCATGCCGATATGGTCGAGAATGAGCGGCAATTTACCGCCCGGCTCATTCAGCTCACCCAAGAAAGCTTTGCGAGTAAGCTTGCCGCCGCGGCAAATAAAACGGAACGCGAGGCGATCGAGATCGAAGAGCGTACCGCGATTGAAAAGATTAATGAGGATTCGCGCAAGCGGCTCGACGGTGCCCGGGAGCTGACAACCAAAAACGAGAAAAAGGCCGCCGATGAGCGCACAAAGATCGAGCAGGATGCCGCCAAAAACAAGATCTCGATCATGCGGGCGATCTCCGAAACGCAGCTCGCTTTTCTCGAGAGGGAGAAAGATCAAAAGATCCTCAAAGAGAGGGATTACATCAAGGCGGTTGGCAAAGAGCGGCTCAGCCTCTTGGAAAGCACCTTAAAGCTCACAACCGATGCGACTCAAAGAAAGCTCATCGAGGAAGAGATAAACCGGCAGATTGTTAAGAATGGCGAGGATCTCCGAAAGTTCGACGCCGAAGAAAAAGAGCGGCATAACGAACGCAAAAAGCGATGGGGCGAGTATATCGAGCATCTTGCCGAGGCCCAAGCTCGAGAAGATGAGCTGCAGCAGCGGCGGGCCGAGGCCGCGGAAAAAGAGCGTATTACCCAAGAGCAAAAAACCTTTGACTCGATGGGCGGCGGGGCGATGGGCGGGCTCTTCGGTGAGCTCGGCATATCGGTCGAGGAAATGCTCAAGCCGGTCGATATTCTTACGAAGCTCGGCGGCATGCTTGCCAGTACATTCCAGCAAGTCGCGCAGGGGGTCGGGGCCGCGGTTCGCGCGTTTGTTTTATTTGGTACCGCCGGCGGGTCGTTTAGAAAGTTTGCGGCCGAGGTATTGGCCTCGCTCGCTCAAATGGCAATCGTGCAAGCCCTTTTCGAGCTCGCTCAGGGTTTCGCCATGCTTGCGATGGGTTGGTTTACCAATGATCCGAAATATTATAAATCAGCAACCGAGCACTTTATCTCGGCGGCGATCTTTGGGGCTATCGGCGGGGTTGCCGCGATCGCGGGCCGGGCAACCGCCGGCAACAGCTTTAAGAGCGAAACAAGCGGCGGTTTCGGATCGGCCGGCAGCTCCGGCTCCGGGCAAAATCAAAGCACCGGGGCTCAGGGCCGGCAGTTTAGTAGCTTCGGCGATGAAGTGACAATAGTTGACTCGGGCATAAATCAGGCAGCCCCGGCGGCATCGCGGGTAACCCTCGATATTCGCCCGACAGATGCCTTTATTGTCGAGGTCGTGCATGAGAATATCACCGGCCACGGCAAGCTTAGGACAACGGTGCAAGACGCTTAAATCTGAATTATGGTAACCGCGCAAGAGTGGAAAAATACGGGGTTGATCCCTACATCGGGCCTTTTCGCTTGGCACATGTACGAAATGGCCGTTTCGGGGCATAACGTGATATTCGACTATTCCGGAAACGGTCGGACAATTGACAGCTCTGCCACTAATCAACCCATTCTTACGGCCAATGTTTTATACGGGCAGCCGGGTTGGTATTTCGACGGTGTAAACACGGTACCGCTCAATTGGACAGGTACCGCCGGGATCAAGCATGTTTTCATTCTTGCGAGCAATGATGAGGCCGCTTTTACGACAAACCGCGGGCTTTTGAGCGGTGAAACATCGGGCGATGTTTTGGCCTCGAATAGCTCGGGCGATACGTTTTTCAATTTGGCTTTAGGCAATGAGTACCGCAAGAGCGATGCTGCATGGGCCGAGAGCAATCAAAAAGCCCCAATGAACGGGGCCGCGGCCCTCTTGGAAGTCTCAAACGCTACGGGGCTTGGGCTCGATGGTATTCAAGTCGGTAAGCAAAAGAACCTTGCCGGCCGTATTTGGAAAGGGTATTTTTTCGAGCAATTGATCTTTGATCGGGTGCTCACCCTTACCGAGAGGCAGCGGGTAATGCTGTATTTCAATATCAAGTTTTCACAGTGGAAAGTGGGCTTGCCTTTGCGGTTTCCGAGCGATGATCTAATGCAGTTTCGCCGCTCGAGGTTCTATTCGGCCCCGCCCGAATACAAAGATACAACCGATTTCTTTGAATTCGAGGATCGGGGTCGGACGTTCAACGAGGCCGCCGATGCCCCGCCGCGTAAATGGGAGTATGTATACCGAAAGCGTACCGCGGCCCAAACCGTGATCTTTGATGAGTTTTGGAATCAGGCCCGCATTGCTCACCCGTTTACTTTTCTCGAGACTCATCGCGATGGGCGATCGATCGAATGGTCAGATGTGCGGATCGAGGATTATAACCGGGCCCATGAGGCCCATAAATCATTTGAGAATAATATCGAGTTTAAGCTTGTTAAGTACCCGTAAGGCATGGCGATAGAAAATGAAGCCCTCGAGTCGATCCTGCGCACCGCAACCGATATCTCTACGGTGTGCGAGATCTATGCATCCGATGCGGTGCCCGGCGATGATGGGCTCGATCCGGCCGATGCGATCGATTGCTTTGCCGCGGTGAGCGGGATCACTTTCCGGGGGCGATCTTACAAAAAATTGGTCAAGAAGTTTGGCCGGATAAAAAGAACACTCCGAAAAGAAACAAACTCGGCGAGCGTCGATTTTTCGAATATCGATAATCAGATATCGCAATTCGAATTTGATCCGACCAAAGGCTTTGAGGGGCTTATTTTAGTGATCCGGTTGATCTCGAGATCCCGATCGATTGCCCTCACGGATTCGAAGATCGAATTTACCGGCCGATGCGAAAAGCCCAAGAGCGGCAACCGACACACGCTAAGCGTATCGGCCAAGTTTATTCTCGGCGGCTCGATCTCGGCCGTAAACATTCCCCGGCGCAAGTTCTCGAAAGATGATCAGGCGGGCCGCCCGGCAAGCGATCCCGAGTTCGAGGGCTTTCTCTATATTCCGCAATACGGCACCACGGCATACTCTGTCAGAAAAAAGGCCGGCGGGATCCTCGGGCTTTTCGGGTTCAAGAAAACCGTTACGCAAACAATGCAATGGAGCTCTTTCTCGGATCTCGATGCAAATAAAGATGTGCCCGAGGTCTTTGGGCGAGCTCAGGTTTTGGGCTCGCATATCGCTTATGTTGATATCGGGGTCGATCTAAAGATCCGCACCGCATTTTGCGAGGGCCCGATTGAGGATCTTCAAAATGTACGGTCGACCGATGCAACTTTACCCTTAACTTTTATTGCCGAGTTTTTGGGATTAGTGGGAACGGCAAACGGGCCGGATGATCCGACTTTTCCGGATTATCCTTCATATTATTCTCGAACCGCCCACACCCGGGCAGTTATCACCAATTCGGCGATGGACGTTACCGACGCGGCCCCGGATATTGCCGCCGTGATAGTGGGCCGAAAAATGACGGTGCCGACGAGCGGCGGGGTATGGTCAGATTTTGCTTGGACAAACAACGGGGCGGCGCATACCCGATTTGTGATCACATCGCCCGATTATTTTAAGCTCGATCCCGGCTGGGTCGATGATCCTACTTTTTTCGATACTCATACTTTTAATGCCGAGCAGATATTTAACACAAGCTTGAGCGATTTCATTTTTGTCGATGCGGGCTAATTATTTTCAAAATCTTGCATTGCAGAGCCGGATCCTTGCGGCCATTCCGATCGATGGCGATGGCGGCGGGGGCGGTGGTGGCGGTGGGGGCGGGGGCGAGCCCCCGCCGGGAGCCTTGCCGGGCCTTGCGGGCTATCTGAGGCCCCGCTATACATCGAATGTGGCGATTGTCGAGCAGATGCCGGCGATCGATTTTCTCTATGAGGTCTTGTTTCCTGCCTCGCGTATGTACATGACGCAGGGGGCTAACGGTAAGATCCGGCTGCACAATAAAAGGCCGGTCGATTGGGGCCTCGGCACCGCGTCTTTTCCTATCGGCGATACGGTGCTCGATCTCGATGATGTTTCGGCATGGATCTCGAATCAAAAATATTTCTTGCTCATCGATCCTCACACTAACGATTCAGAGATCCGGGTTGTTACCGATGCGAATTATCCAGGCGCTCAAAATAGTACAACCCTTACCACATCGCACACCGGCACCGCTTTTACCGTAACCGGTTTCTCGGGATGCGATGGGAACAATACCCCGGCAACCGCAAGCGTAAAGGTAAACAGTTTTACCGCGTCGACAACGTACACCGTTACACTCGATGGGGTGCCGATCCAATTTATTCCCTCGGCCGGCGATTCGGTTGCCTCGATCTCGAGCTTTCTCGCCGGGGCCTTGCGCGGGCATCCGAATCTCGCCCGGAAGTTCAAAACCGAATGGAATGGGGTAGACACGGTTTCATTTACTGCCCGGTTCGGTACCCTTACGGTAAACGCACCGCTTTCGCTTGCTCATGTTGCCCCGGTGACAAACCCGGCGGCGGCCCCGACGCTAACCGCGGGCTCAGGCTCCTTGCCGGGGGGCGAATATCGGGTTGCTTACGCTTACCGGAATGAGCATGGCCAAACCCTGCTTTCCCCCTATAAAGCGATCACGCTCACGGCTAACCAAAAGATCACGATATCGGCGATCTCGCCGCCGGGGGGTACATCGGTTGTTTGGTATGTAGTGCCCGAGAAAAACTCAGACGCTTTGCGTTATCAGAGCGAGAATAATGGGGCAAGCTTTGTGATCGATGATATCGGCGATCTTCCGAGGCTTTCGGCCCCGTTGCCGCCGGATCTGAATCGTACCGGCACCGAAGTGATGCGGGTAAAAGCCGTAATCTCGGATCGGGGCGAGGTTCGTTCGAATGTGGGCCGGGCAAATGTGATCAAGGGCACTTTCGAATGGGATCTTGGAAATCGGGAAAAAACGGTAAACCGGGTAGATCTCGAATATCGCGACTCGGGCGAGGATTGGCGGCGGGTCGAGCTGCGGATCCGGAATGATGCCCATATCGACAAGATTAAAAAAGTTGAGCCTTTCCCGATCAATGGGCAGGATATCGACAATTATTTTCAAGCTTACCGGATCGGGGCCGGTGAGTTGGCAGTTAGACGCGATGCCGATTTCTTTTACAAATGGCACTCTACGCGCGAATCCCTTTTGCTCGAAGAGTTTGATGTTGTGGCGATCACCGATGCGAGCTCGGGGGTGATCAATTTTCCGGTATCGATCGAGGATATCGAGCTCGATCCGGTAGGGGCGGGATTGCCTAAAGTGATGTTTACCGCTCGAAAGTTTGCCAATACCTATTACGACGATTCAGTTAATGAGCTCGAGATCCCTATCATCACCGAGCCCTGAGAAATAACGGGCTAACATTTTGGGTTAGCATTTCTCCCATGTTTAGCGAAAGAGCAAAAACCATTGCCCTCGCGATCGTTAAGATCTTCGAAACAAGTAAGCCCTTTGGGGATTATTCGGCGGTTGCCGTCTTGGATGATGGCGCCGGGATCTCTTATGGCACTTCACAATTTACCCACAAATCGGGCTCGCTTTATGCGGTGCTCAAGCGGTTTGAAAAGCTTGGCGGTGATTTGCCTCGCATTGTGGATTTTGCGATGCCCGATTTCGAGGTTGAAATAAACATCACTAGGCTAGGCAATCATAAGGCCCTTAAAAAAGCCCTTGCCGAGCTCGGCGATGATCCCTTGATGCAGCTCGCGCAAAGAGAGATCGCGTTTGAGAATTATCTCGAGCCGGCCCTCGACGCTTGCGAGGGTTCGAATTTCGTTTGTGCCCTTTCGCTTGCCGTGATTTATGACTCAATGAATCACGGCTCTTATGGCAAGATCCGGGATCGTGTCGAGCTCGAGCTCCCGGCCTCGATCAAGCCCGAAGAGTATGAGCGGGAATGGATCACCGCTTATGTAAAAAAGCGGCATGCATGGCTTACCGGCACCGCTCGACTCAAGAAAACCGCGTATCGCACCCAATTTTTTCTTGATCAGATCAAGCGGCTCAATTGGAATCTTACTTTGCCCCTCGATGTGCATGGTTTTAAGCTTACCGATGCAATCTTATTTCCGGGCGGCTCGGCTCACCCGGTAAACAGTTCGGCGGCGGCCCCGCAAAACCCGGGGGCTCTCCCCAATTCAGCAACATTCGATGATCATGCTAGCGCCGCTATTTCCGGCTCACAGTCAACCGCCGCCGATGCTCATGCCCATGATACAACCGCCGAGGATCTCGAGGCCATGCAGGCCGGAAAAACCGCCGATCTCGCGAGCGGGGCGGCTCCGGGAGCAACCCCGAGCAATAATCAGTTAAGCCCGCAATTGCTCGACAAAGAGCGGCCGAGCACTTTCGCCCGGGTGATCACTTGGATCTTTACTTTAGTGGGCGGGGTCGTGGCATCGATCACCGCCACATGCGGCGGCAATGAGGTTGCCAATTTAGTAGTAAAAAGAGGGGCCGAAAAAGTGGTTGAGGGGGCCGATCGGTCGGATCTTGCAAGTTTCGGTTTGGTCTTGGGCCTTATACTTGCCGGGCTTGTTTTTGCCCTTTTGGTCTTTGCCGCCGGGGCTTGGATATATGATCGATCGGCCGAGCGGGCAAACAAGCTCAATCTAAAAAAGGCCGATCTCGCCGGTTCGCAAGATCATAATACGGTTGAATTCAAGAAAACCGGCAGCGAGGTAAAAACTACAAACGAGGTAATAGAATGAAAATCTTGATCACGGCCAGTGTTTTTATCGTCATTGTTTTATTGCTCGCATGCGGGGGCGAGAAAACCCCCTCGAGCACCGGATCGGGCGGGACGCAATGCCCGCCGACTCATGCCGGCACAACCGCCCAAAATATCTGCTTGCCGAAAATGGGTTGCGGCCCGGATTGTCAGATCGATCGATCCGATGGGGGCTATGTATTTCTCGAGACAGGCATCACCGATCCCGAAGCCCGGCGCAAGATCGCCGAGCGGGTGATCGCGGGATTCACTCAAACCATTCGCTCGGCCCAATACCATAATCCGACTTGGGGCCAATACGGGACAACCGGCCATTACAATGTTTGGATGATAAAAAAGCAGGCGACTAATCAAGACGGAACGCCGGCACTTATCACAAGCGGCATTCAAACCGCGGGCACCGTTATAAACACTTGGAGCGACGGCACTCAGCGGGCCCCGCTTTATATCGTGTTACCCCAACCCGAAAGTTTCGATAATGAGAATTATTGGCCCTATTTGCAGAATTCGGCCCGAAACGAGGGCGAGCATGCCATCGAATACACAAACGCAATTGGGGTCTTTCTCGCTAAGGCGATCGAGGGAGATATACATCCTCATTGGTCAATGCCGCCCGGTGAAGAGGCCCGCGGCCTTGTTGCATCGAAACCGATAGCTTGCGCCCCGGTCGGTACTGAGGGCCCGGTCTATGTGAGGGCGGGGCAATGATTCTTTGGATCGCTAAAAACATTCTGAACCGTTTTTTTGGGGTCGATATAATAAAGGCCCAAAAGATCGTGATCATCGGGCTTATCGCGATCGCCGCCCTTGTCTTGCTCTTTTTGGTTCTAAGCTTGCGCTCTTGTTTTAAGAAAGAGGCAAAGATCGATCTCGAGCAGATCGAAAAGATCAATAAGGCGAATGAGGCCGATCGAAAGAAAGAGCTACAAAAGATCATCGAGGATAATGCCGATGTGGTGAGCACCGTAGACAATCGCACCGCGATCGCCGAAACCAATGTTATCGAGCGAAACCGGCTTATTGATGAGAAAATTAAAGCGGTTGATCAAAAGATCGCCGAGGCAAAAACACAAGGCCGGGATATCACCGGCCCGGAATTAGAATGTTTACTAATACCCGAAAATTGCAGTTGATCTTTGAGGCGATCATGCTTTTGGTGATCATCCTCATCGCCGCGGCGGTCTTGTCTTTTGGTCAAGTTGTCCCGGATGAGCCCAAAATATGTATCTCGCAAGCGGCCGCCAATCTTTGCGGGGCCAATGCCCGAGAGCTCCCCCTCTTGAAAGAAAAGATCGCGGCCCTCGAGGCCGCTCTCATCGAGAAAGATAAGAACACGGCCGAGATCCGCGAGGCGGCCCGAAAGAATGAGGCCGATCTAAAAGAGCGGCTCGGCAAAACCGAGAGCGAGCTTGCCGTTAAAACCGGGCAGTTGATCGGGGCCGAGGCAATGGTTACCCGGCTCACCGCGATCATTGATTTTATGCTCAAAAATGGCCGGGAGAAATGTTATAGCATAATCTGTGTTCAGTAGATCCGTGATTTCCCCCAAGCAAGGAGATCACAAACATGGGAAGAAGCATGAACAATGCAGCAACCGCCGCCCAAACAGTTCTTTTGCCCGCCGGTAATGTTAAGGCCGGCCCGGGATATACTGCAGCGATCGAACCGCCGAGCGATCAGGCTGCGCTATCTTTTTGGGAGCGGCGGGCACTCGATCTGAAGATAAAAACAATGCCCGGCGACACCCCCACAAAGCCGTATTGGAATACCACAATGATCACCGCATGGGTTGCGGTCATTGTCGCGATCTTTACGATATCCGGGGCGATCTTCGGCGGTATTTATTTTGCCTATTCCCTCGGCGAAAAAGCGGGCGATGAGCGGGCTACGCAGCGCGAGAGAATGAATCAGCAGCAGGCCGAAATTGACAAACTAAACAAAGCCCTTGAGGATAGTAAAGCAGCGGCCCAAGCGGCCAAAGATCTCGAGCTCTTAAATCAGGGGAAATAATCTAAATGAGTTTAGCAAGGCCAAACAAAAAACGAATCAAACAGATCTTGATCATTCTCGCGAATCGGGTAATTGCCCTCTTCGACGCATCACCCCCGGTTGAGGGATCGGCATCCGAGGCCGCTTTCGATAACCTCACGGCGGGCAAGGCGGTGCTATATCAATTTCCGGGTGATGCCGGGGGGTATTCCGAGGCTCAGGCCGAGGCTTGGGGGGCGGTCGAGAATCTCGAAACGGCGATCGGGCCCAATGCCGTCACTCAGGCAACCGAAGAGGATATCGCGGCCCTCGATCAAGATCTCGCCGATAAGCTGGCCCGGTGCTAGGTTTCGGAAATCTTTGCTCATCCTCACAAAAAATGTTAGGCTCAAGCCTGCAATTATGAACGCCCAACATTACGACAACCAAAAGCTCGCCAAGAAACGGGCCGAGAAACACACGCAGCAAGAGATCGCCGCCGAGCTCGGGATCTCTGAAATGACGGTGAACCGGGCCGAAAAGGGCAAGCAAGTCTCTTACGAGCTCTTGCTCCGAATGTGTAATTTTATCGGGCTCGATATCCGGGAGATCTTGCTCGCCGAGCCGGCAAAATAAATTTCTCAAAATAAATCTTTTCGCTTGCAGGGCCTAACATATTATGTTAGGCTCTTTCTCATTGGCGGGGTAACGGCCGCCAAAATTCAAAAACCCTTTGGAGAAAAATTAAAATGAACATTGCAATTATCGTGAATACGAAAGATGCGGTAAGGCTTTTTAACGCACTGACTCGAGCGGGCTTGCGAGTGATAGCTAATCGCTATCTTTCGGCGGGATCGCAAGAATGGGTTATAGCGATCCCCGCCGAGGGGGCGCAGGCATGAGCAGCAATATCGCGATTTTTTATCGCACCCCACACGGCAACCGATGCACCGGCATGTTTAGCAAGGTCGATGTTAAAACTTTAGATCGGCACTCATGGCAGCTTGTTGATATATTCGCCGCCCGCGAAGGGTTTTCAACCGGTGATGTTCTCGAGATCGTTACCGCCGAAACCGAAACCTTTAAGGCGAGTCAGCCTTTCTGGCTCAAATTCCATGAGGTACCGGTATGATCGCGATCGAGAATCGCACCGTATTTGCTGCGATCGTGAGCGAGTCGATCGAGAAAGTGCAGCATAACCGGGCCTTTAATTTCAATGAGGCCCACAAAAAAAGCGTGATAAATGCGATTTCGAAAGCTGTGATCAGGATCCGCGAGCAGGGCGAGTTTATGACTTATGAGCCGGCCGCGGATCGCTTTCTCATTTGGTCGCAAAGCTCGAACCTTGTTTATGAGCTCGGCCCCGATGGCCGCCACGGTTGTATGGCAGAGCTGCAGGGGGCCGTTTGCTGGCATAAGGCAGCCAAGCGGCTCATCGCTCTCTATACGGCCGCAATGCTCGATCCCTTTACTTCGGGCTATTTCGATCCGGGCGATGAGGCGATGCCGTATCTACAGCCCGAGGATGAGCGCAAGCGTGAAAGCTGCGGGGGTGTTTGGATATGAGCCGCTTACAGATCGCCGGTTTCTTTCTCTCGATGCTTATTCTTGCCGCGGCCGCCGGCACTATCGCGGCTCTTTTAACGCAATGAAAATTACCACTATCCGGCTCGCCCAAAAGACGAACCTCGGCAATTATGAGAGCCTCGATTTCGCGGCCGAGGCCGTGATCGATGATGAGGACAAGCTAAACGTGGCAACCGGCAATTTAGAGCTTTTTGTTGATTGGCATGCGAAAAAGCCGATCCGGGATAAGCAGGCGAACACTTACCGGGCCGCCCTTGCGGATCCGGCAACGGGCCCCGAGTTGAAAGCAGCCGCCGAGGGATGGCTCAAGCTGTATGAGGCCCGCAAGGCGGCCGTAGAGGCCCTTTAAGCTCTTGCCCGCGGCCGCCGGGCATTGCGGCTTTTGGAGATTCTAAAAATGGCAGATAGCAAAGAATCAATTCCCGGTACCGGGGGCGAGGATCCGGCCGCGATCGAGGCGAAAAAGACTAATATTCTCGCACTCAAAACTAAACTCGCTCGGGCCCGGCACTTTGCGGCCGGGGCCGAGGCCGCTTACGGTGAGCGATACAAAACTTTGATCCTCGAGCTCGAGGATGTGCGGGGTCAATGGGAGAGAGCAAATACTCTTGTGATCGCCGAGCATGAGCGGACAAAGAAAGCCCTCGAGGTTGCCGATGCGGCCTTGCGGGGCGAGCTTATCGATTTTCGTATCGCAACCGGCGAAAAGACTTTCGATGAACATTTGAGCGTGCGCGATACGGTCAAGCTCGAGTATGAGATCGCGGCGGCAACCGATTGGGCCAAGAAAGAGGCCCCGTTTATGTTGATCGTGGCGAAAACGCAATTCGAGAAATATGCAAAAGATAAAAAGGTAAATCTCGATTTCGTTAAGAAAGAAACGGATCATACCGCGGTGATCGCATCGGTTTTGCCGGTGCCCGCGGGCGAACCGATCGAAGAGACTAGCGAACAAGGGGCGGTTGAGAGCGAGGCGGTTTAACTGCCTCACGGTCGGGGCGAGAGTGTACGGCTCGCCCCGGTTCAATTCTAAACGGGAGATTTTCAAAATGGCAAAGATCTTAAATTTTCACGATTTCGAATGTTCGACTTGTGGCTTGCCGAGCGAGCCGGGGGAGTGCTCGCATTGCCGGATAAGCCCTTTCTCGCGAGCTTTGCAACCGGGCTCACCGGTTCGGCATTACTTTTTACTGGCCGGGCTCGCGATGATGGCGATCACGGTCTTTTTGTTCAGCCTGCTTTTTAGCATGGGCCGATAATCTTATCTATGCCGATCTATATCTTTCCCCGAGATCTTGCTCAAGAGTTTCGATATAAGCACCGCCGAGGGGTTTGGAAGTCTCGCCGGGCCGCCCGTAAGAAACGCGATGCGAAACCTCGAGAGATCAAAGATCGGCGGTTCGATGCGGATCTTAACGCGGCGATCGATCGCGATCGCGATTAAAACAAAATGGCAGAGCTACAGATAAATCCGAATTTTCGATGCAATTCTTGCGGGTTTACCGCCCCCGAGAAAAAGGCCGTGAGCGATCATGTGGAAACTAAGCATCGGGATGCTCGGGGCAAGGTTTTTGCCAAAGTGCTAAATCCAAAAGTGCCGAGCTGGCCGAGGCTTCGAAAGCTGCAAAAGGTGAGCGAGCATGTGCGGGTAAGCCTCATCGGCGAGGCCGACACCGTTACCTGTATCGAGTGCGGGGAAGTGCAAGAGCTCCGCGGGGTGATCGACCCCGGTGCCGGCGGGGTACCGCCCGAGCAAGTGCTCGATAATTTTATGCGAAAGCATTTCGAGCGGCACAAACTGATTAACAAATTCTGTTAGGTATGATAATTTTGTAAGCCCCGGTTTTGTTTGTTGTGCCGGTGTATGTGTTTTTTCGAGAGGGGCCGCCGCCCGGCGGCAACCCGTTGCCCTCTCACTTTCCAAAGGGTGAACACACACATGCACCGGCCGAGCAAACAAAATAACCGTTGTGCTCGGGGCCGCGAGGCCCGATAAATCAGAATAAAAATAGGAGAAAAGTAAAAATGAGTTTTCACGTTGAACACAAGGAAACGGGCAATTTCGTGCTTGCCCCGGTTGGGCAATATCAAGGGATCTGTTGCGAGTTGCTCGATTGGGGGCATCAAGAGCAGATCTACAAAAACGACAAAACGGGAAAGGATGAGCCCCGCATGATCTGGCCCATTCAATACGTTTTTCAGCTCAATAAGGTCGATCCCGAAACCGGCAAGCGGTATGAGGTTCGCTCGAAAAAGCTGAATGCCATGACGCTCGGCGAGAAGAGCGGGCTAAGGGCTTTCTTGCTCGCGTGGCGGGGCCATGATCTTACTGAGGCCGAGCTCAAGCCCCCGGGGGTCGATATCGATCTTACGGGCCGCAACGCGATCATTTCGGTTGTACATGCTCAGTCGGGCGATAAGACTTATGCCAACATCGGGGCGATCATGCCGCTCATGGAGAACATGCCGGCGATCGAGGCCCTCGATTACGAAAGCAAAAAGGCATGGGTCGAGCAGCAAAAAGCGAATCCGCAAGCCCAAGCCGCGCAGCCGCAAGTTGCAACGCCGGCGGCCCCGGCCGTTTCGGCGGTGCCGGATCCCGCGATCGGTTTCTAGTTTTTTAGTGATCGAACGGATTGCCCGGGGCTTGAGGATCTCCGGGCAATTGATTCGGTTACTAAAGCTCACTAGGAAAATTTCACTCAATATGAATACTCAAGTGCTTACGAATCTCGATTTCGCTCTTAATTATGTGAGTGAATGGGGTTGGGCCGTAATGCCTCTTCACTCGATCGGATCAGACGCAAAATGCACATGTGGAAAAGTTGACTGCCCAAGCCCCGGTAAACACCCTCTTACAAAAAACGGCAGCCTCGACGCGAGCAAGGATTTTGCTCAGATCGAGGCATGGTTTAAGCAATGGCCCGAGGCGAATATCGGGATCGCAACCGGCCCCGGGTCGGGCATAGTCGTGCTCGATGTTGATATGGCGAAAGGGGCCCATAGCTCGAGCCTTATCTTTGGCGATGTGGATCTAACGATTTTCACGACACCGAAAGTAAAGACCGGGGCGGGCCTGCACTTCTATTACAAATACCCGGCCGGGATCGATATCAAAAACTCGGCATCGAGGCTCGGGCCTTTTATCGATGTGCGCGGCGATGGCGGTTATGTAGTGGCCCCGCCCTCGATACATGCGAGCGGTAAGCGATATGAGTTTCAAAACTCGCATTCGGAGCTCGCCGAATTCCCGAAAGATTGGATCGATAAACTGCAGGCCCAAGCCCCGCCCCCGGTATCGACAACGGCAAACGGCGCGAGTAACGGCACCGGGCCGGTAGCAGCGGCGGGCCCCGCGTCTTTCGTTGTACCGCCGCCCCCGCCGGGGGTTGTGATGCCGGATGCAATATCGCAGGGCTCGCGCAATCAAACGCTGACAAGCGTGGCCGGGCGGCTCAGGCATGGCGGGCTAAGCGAGGGGGCGATCTACGCGGCCCTTAATATCGAAAATCAGCGGGTTTGTACCCCGCCGCTCGGGGATGATGAGATCCGGCACATCGCTTTCTCAGTCGGGCGATATGCCCCGCAAACGCCGATCGATCCCGCCGCGGACCCTCTTGATCCGAATGCCCCGCCCGATCACGAAAACACGCTCAGGCCCTATCTATTCCGCGATTTCATGGCTCAGGTTTTCGAAGAGAAAGAAATTTTAGGTTTTCACATTGGCAAGCGGGATATCGCGATCATCCAAGCCGCAACAAACGCCGGCAAAACTACGCTCTTGAGAAATATCGGAATGTGCATGGCGGCCGGCCGGCCTTTCGAGCCTTTTTATGAGGGTATGAGGCCGGTAAAGATCGCGTATTTCGATTTTGAAAATGACGCGCAGGATGTGCAAAGGGATCTCGGGCAAATGTTCACAGTGTTTACCCCGGGCGAGGTTCGAGAGCTAGAAGAAAATTATATTGTGATCCCAAAAGGCCTCATGGGCGGGGAGCTCTTTCAGTTCAATACCCATGAAAAATGGGCAAATGAGCTCATCGAGAAAAACGGGGTCGAGTTTATTATTGTCGACAATGTTTCCGCGGCCTATGATCTTAACGACGAAAACTCTAATGCCGAAGTAACGAAAAAAGTTATCAAGCCTCTCTTAAAAATGGCTTACACCGGTAACTGCGCTTTTCTCTTCGCTCACCATTACGGCAAAAAGAAAAATGAGCTCGAACATGCCGGGGTGCATGCCGGCCGCGGGGCCTCGGCCCTGCAGGCCCTTTCTCGTACCGTCATAAATATGTTTGGCGATGTGTCGAAAGGCGAGCCGGTAACAGTCGAGTGCGCCAAGCGTAAGACCGATGGCGGGCAAAACTATACCCGGGTCTTTAAGCTCGAGGCCGATCGATGGTTTCATGCAACCCATTACGTGCAGGCCGAAAAGCTAACGGCATACAAAACAATTCGCCGGCACATGGTAACGGTGCAATATCCGGAAACCGTTACAAAGGCCGATCTCATTACTCTCTTTGAGGCCGAATTCAAAGAGGATGCGATCAAGAAAGCGGTTGATGAGCTTTTCAAAGATGGGTTTCTCGAGAAGCCCTCACATGGTCAATACTGCGGGGCCAAGCCGAAAGCGGCCGCGGTGCCGGGCGATATGCCGCCGGCCCGAAATTATGTTGATACCGACGAGAAAGAGGATTAAAAACTATGCGCGAGTTCAATATCAGCAAACAATGCCCCGAGCATGCCACATGGTTTTGCGAGTGCGAAGAGCCTCAAGAGATCAAGAGGCGAAAGGGCAAGAAAGAGCGATCGGATTTACCTTTCTCGATCTATATCTATATCGGGGCGATGGGTTTACTTGTGTGTTTATGGGCGGGCTTTTGGATCGGCATGGCGGGGCGGCGGGCCGGTGAGCGGCAGCAATTCCAGCGCGAGATCGAGGCGATCCAATCGGCCCAAGCCGAGCGGGATCGGTCGAGACTGAGGCAGATCATGATCGATCTCGAGCTCGCGGAAACAAAAGCTCGAACCGCAAAAGAGCAAATTAAGAAATGAGGATTGACTTACCTAACATTTAATGTTAGGTTGTTCGAGTCGATTCGCGACAAAGGGCAATAGCAGTTAAAAGTTTAAGAAATGGAGAAAAATCAAAATGATCAGTTATAAAGTTTGGGTTAAATTGGGGGTCTTAGTGATCCTTTTCGTGAGCATGATCGCATGCTTAACATGTAACACTTCGGCTCAGGGCGGTAGCGGGTTCGCTCAGTTCTTTATTCCGGCGGGCAGCAATTCGACCGGATACCCGATCGTTACCGCAACGGTGCCGGCGGGCTCTACTTCCTATCACGGCAAGTCAGGGGTTTACGATGCCGAGGGCAATCTTACATTTGTTGCTTCGATCGTTTATATCCTGCCTCAAGGCGGCGGTACCCTCGAAACGCATTTATTTATTGCGGGCCGGTGTTCCGGGCTCGAGGTTCCAACCGGTTACCGGCGGGTTAAGCGGCTCAAAAATATGTGGGGCCTTAGCGATCCGGATCTCGGCGGCGGTACAGATGAGTCGATCGAGTATTGTTTGCTCGAGATCGTACCCCGGTAACGGGGCTCTTTACGCTGGCGATGCCGCTTGATCTCTACGTGCAAGACTCGCCGGCCAGTCGTCGAAACGGATTTGATGCAAATAATCCGCGGTAGGTGCTTTGAGAGGGGCCCCGCGGCCCCTCGATCAAAACCCTTTGGAGTATAGAAAAATGGCAAAATTTGTTGGTTTCGATCCGGATACCGGGCAAGCTTTCACCGGATTCGCATGCTCTCGAGGCCGCTCGAGCGGCCCCCGCAATAGCAGCATTTCAGTTACCGCCGAATCCGGCGGGCTCAAAGTTAAAACCCCCTACAATGCCGATTTTGTTTCGCGGCTCAAGATCGAGATTCCGACAACCGGGCGCTCATGGGATGCCCCGAGCAAATGCTGGCTTGTCTCCCCTCAGTATGCCGACAAGCTGAAAATGCTTATCGATGCCGCTTATGGTGGGGATGTGCAAATGCCTACCGTAATTGCACCGGCCCCCGAGGTTTTCGAGATCACTTTTCAAGCTGACTATATCGGCAGTTGCCGCGATGGTAACGCGGCGAGCGTACACTCCGGGGGCTCATGGTCGGCAAAGATCCCCGAGAAAGTCTTGCGCTCATGGTTCAAGCAAGTCGATACCTCGGCCCCGGCAACTTATTACGGGCTCTTGGGGGTCGACCAAAAGGCTTTGGCGATCGATATCAAGAAAGCCTATAAGCGAGCCGCCCGGCAATGGCATCCGGATATCTGCAAAGAGCCCGAGGCCCGGGAAATGTTCGAGAAGTGTAAAGAGGCTTTCGATATCCTCAATGATCCGATGCGGCGGGCCCGGTATAACGCGGGCTTAATGTTCGAGGCTCAGGCGAAAAGCTTTGGCCGGGGCGGGGCCCGGTTTGCCTCAAAATATTTTATCCCGATGTTTCGATGCGGCATGCTTCGGGTGAAAGCTACGCGCGAGCTGAATAGCTTGATTGTGCAAGAAATTCTTGAGTGGAACGATATCGAGAATCAATTTGGACAGGTAATGATCTCTTATTGGGCGGGCGATGCTCACGCGATCGCATGGGTGTAAATATGGGAACGAGAAAGAGCAATAAAGGAAAGCGGCGGTGCTCAGGGTCTAGGCTTGCCGTGGATTTAGTCGAGCCTCGCAACATTGGCAGCGATTGGATCATTTGTTCGGTTTGCGGCCGGCGGTGGGGGATAGCAAGAGGATGCGCGGCCTCTGCGCGAATACCTCAGCATTTTAATAATGGAGATCTTAAAAATGGCGAATAAAAATCAGTCGATCGTGGCGGGCAGCCTCGGGGCGGTTGCTCAAAAGAATAACGAAACGCTTGCCTCGAGCTTTCTTAACGTCGAGTGTGTCGCAATGGTCGATACTTCGGGCTCTATGGGGGCCCATGACGCCGAGGGCGATGATACGCGATACAACGCGGCTTGCCGCGAGCTTGAACGCTTACAGGCCGAGAATGCGGGCAAGATCGCCGTTTGCTCTTTTAGCGATCATGCGATCTTTTGCCCCGGCGGGGTACCTCAATATTTAGGATCGGGTACCGATATGATCGCCGCTCTTCGCATGCTCAAGATGGCCGATGGGTGTGGAATCCGGCTCATCTTGATCAGTGACGGTTGCCCGGATGATCAGGCGGGTACTCTCAAAGAGGCCGGCAAATTCTCGAGCAAGATCGACACTATCTTTATCGGGCCCGAGAGCGGTTTCGGCCGGGACTTTCTCTATAAGCTCGCCCGGGCAACCGGCGGCCTCTCGATCACTAATCCGGCCGCGGATCTCGGCAAGGGCAAGCTTTCGGACAATATCACTAAATTGATCGGTTCGGGGGCATAGATCGATGATCAATAAAACGCAGCATTTACTGATTTGTCTCGCCGAAGAGTGCGCCGAAGTTCAGCAACGGGTTACTAAGATCCTGCGCTTTGGGATCGGCGAGATCCAACCCGGGCAAGAGCTCGATAACGGTACCCGGCTCACCGCCGAGGTTACCGATCTGCTTGCGGTGCTCGAGCTCTTATATGCCGAGGGGGTGCCGGTCTTTGGCGGCACAACCCAAGATCTCAAGGCGAAAAAGGAAAAGGTCTTGCACTTTATGGAATACGCTCGAGAGTGCGGAGAGCTCGAGCGATGATGCTTTGCGATCACATTCTTTTTTGGGAGCAACACCGGGCCCGGCCGGCGATCGCCCCGGGCTCTTACGATGAGGCGATGTTCAATATTGCCGTGAGCATGAGTCTTTGGGTCGTTGAGTTCGCAAAGCGCATTGCTGCAGCTCTCGCCGAAAAAGTTACTGAGATCTATAAGGCCGAGGGCCCCGAAGGGGTAAACCGGTTTGTCGCAGGGGTTAAAAATGGCACTGAAAAATTACACAACCGAAGTCGACGCGGGCAAGACGGTCGGCGAGATCCAAGCGATCTTAGCTAAGCATGGGATCACTTCGATCCAAATCGAATATGACAAAGGACAGGCAACCGGGATCAAGTTTGCCGCTTTCCTGCTTGGGCAGCCGCAATGGTTTCACTTGGATTGTAACGTCGAGGCGGTGCTTGGGGTGCTCAAGACCGGCGGGGCCCCGCCGAAATACCAAAGCCGCGAGCAGGCTTTCCGGGTCGGTTGGCGAATTATGAAAGATCTCATCGATGCACAGCTCGCCGCGGTGAGCATCAAGCAAGTTGAGCTCGCCCAAGCTTTCTTTGGTTTTGCGGTTGACGGTAAGGGGCAAAATGCTTTTGCCCTCTTCAAAGAGGCCAAGCAAAAGCAGCTCACCGCGGGCAATGAAAACGGGGGCGGGAATGAATAAAGACCAAAGAAAATATTTAACCGATTGGGTTGATAAGGGTTTCAGCAAAGAGCAAGAGGCGATCGAGGCCCGGCGGTATGAGCGGCCGATGCTGAATAATTACCTTGTCGCTCTTGCGATGCGGGGCGAGCTCAAGATCAAATCAACCGAAGAGATTGGGGCCTATGTGCAAAAGCGGGTGCTCGAAATGGGCAAAGATGATGCTCTCGTTTCTTTCGAGGATGAGAGCGGCCGCCGATGGGATCGCAAACTTGGGCGATATGTTTACGTTCCGGCAAGCGGCTCGCATTCGGTAACTCTCGAGGCCGAGCAGATTTTCTGGATCCCGCAAGATTATCTCGATCGGCTTGCCGCATGGGAAGAAAACGAAAAACAAATCGAGGCCGATCTCGAGGCCCTTGCGAATGTGCGCGACACCGTTTTGCTCAAAGTGAATATCGGCAGCGATAGAGCTCTTGAGAGCGTGATCGCTCAAGCCGATTCGCTCGCAACCCTCGATCTTGTTAATAAGCAGCTCACCGCGGGCCCGGCCGCGGTAAAGGGGGAGCTCAATGGCGAAAATTAAGCAAGAAAGAAAAAAGGCGGTTGGTTACGGTTATGTGATCGCCGATGCGAAAGGCCGCATTCAGCTTTACACTTTTCGGCCAAACCGGGCCGAGTGTTGGGCTGCGTTTTTAATGGTTAGCGATCCCGCGGAAAAGAAAAGGGCGATGAGCGAGGGCTTTCGAGCGGTGCCGGGATATTTTCGCGAGCTCGGCGGGATGCTGAAAAAATGATGCTATTACTCGGGCCTTTTGTTTTTTGGTGCATCTTTGTCGGCGGGGCCTTTTTTGGCTTTGTTATCGGCGCATTGCTGCATCGCAAACTCGCGAAAGAGGCCCTTATCAATTGGGAAAAGGCCGCCGGGATATGGCGGGCCGAGGCCGAAAAAGAAAAAGAGCGGGCCGATCTAACGAAGCAATGGGCCGATGCCACTTTGCAAAATGTTGCCGATGCCGCGGCCGCTCACGGTCTACAGTTCGCGCTCGATGATATGCCGATCCCGCCCCGGGCCGAGGCCCTCGAGGCGAAAGAATGGCCGGATCTAATAGGGGAAAAATAAAAATGGAAACTGAAATCACAATGAACATTTGCCCGCCGCCGGGGAACTGTACATGCAATTGCCCCGAGGGGCCTTGTGAGCATGTTTGGGATGGGCCGATCTTTCGCGATGAGGCGGGCCGAATGGATTCGGCATCATGCTCGAAATGCGGCGAGATCGCTTTTAACCATGATATTCGAGTGGGGCCATGAATAAAGCCGATTATGTGCGATCGGCGAGGCAAACCCGGCGGCATCATTGCCACTGGCCGGGGTGCTCGAAACAAGTGCCGCCGGCAAAGTGGGGGTGTCGCGAGCATTGGATGCAGCTCCCCCAATATCTCAAGCGGCGCATTTGGGCAGCCTATCAACCCGGGCAAGAGATCCGGGGCGATCCCTCGCCGGAATACATTGCTGCGGCCCGCGATGCCGAGATTTGGATCACTTCACAGGGGAAATAATAAAAATGGCAGATCATAAATTTAAGCGAGAGCTCACTTTTGGCGAGGCCCTTTCGAAAGTTAGCGAGCTCGCCGAGCTGGCCCGGGCTTTTGTGCATGAGCCCGAGAATTGGGAAGGGTTTGAAAGGTCTAAAAATTCGAATTCGGTTGCTTGGCCGCCCGAATGGCTGCTTTTATGCGAGGCGGTCGAGGATCTTTTCGGGCCGCCAGTATTCGAGGATGATGAGGGCGAGGATCCCTTGAAAACGGCGCTCGATATGTCAGATCCCGGTGAAGAGGCTTGGACAGGTAAAAGAGCGATCCCCGAGGAAGAGATTTGTTTGCGATGTGAGCATGGTTTATCCGCGGCCGCGGGGCTTTGCATTAAAAAAATGTATGGGCATGCCTGCCCTATATGTAACGGGAGAGAATGCCGAGCTTAACACCGCAAAAACCGCTTGCTCGGGCGAGTGAGATCGATCTCATCGCCACTTTCAAAAGCGAAGAGGCCCGGGCCTCGCGTGAGCGGGTGATCAATTATCTCTTCCCCCTCTATCAAGAATTTTCAGATCTCGACGTAGAGAAAGCATGGTCGAAAACTACGCAGCATGAGGAGATCTATCTCGCGATGCCTACACTCGCCGCTTACCGGGCCGAGATCGAGCTCTGCAACGGGATCCTCGAGCATGCCCGGGGGCAGATCGGCGATCCCGTGATGATCGTATTGCTTACCGAATTCTTGCATACGCACATTTGGATCTATCACCCATCGGGGCCCCGGACGAATAAGAAAGGCGATTTCACTAAATGGGCCCGCCCCGAGCTATATACCATGTACTTTACGCCGGAAGATCGGGGCCGCGGTGAGCAATCGGTTATTTGCAATGCAATGCAGGCTTGGTTTATCCGGCTTTTGGAAGAAAAACGCGGGGCTAACAGTTTTCGTTTAGAAAAACTATAAATGTGAGGTAACTTGATAATGAAAGCAGATATGCCGGAATCAAAAGAAAAGAGATCGATGCGGTGTAAGAAAAAATGCAATGCCTGCGGGCATATTTACGAAAGCACAACCCGGCGCAATTGCCTGCGATGCCCGGCCGGGGCCCTCTACAAAGTGAAAGAAGATAAATCTTAAAAGCCTCTCGAGAAAAATGGCAACACTTTCCCAAGCTCAGGATCTAACCCAACCCTTTCTTTTTGATATGGGTGAGCCGGATCCGATTCGGGCCGCCGCCGATCGGGAATATCGCCGGGCAATAGACGCGATCTTAAAAGCTCGCCGGTTTCTCGCCGGGCTCGGCCAAGAGCGGGGCATCACTCAGATAAATGCCTGCCTCGAAAGCCTGCGATCGATCTCACGTTTCACCGATACGCAAATGCAAGAGCTTGTCTTGCTCTCGATCGAGCAGCAGGGGGCGACTACTATCTCGGAGATCTGCGAAGATTCACGGCTCGCCCCGGTCGTGGTAAAACCCATTCTCAAGCTCTTGCTCGAGCAACAAATGCTTTATCAGGTACCCCGCTTTATCCCGGGATCAGATCGCCAATATTTCATGTATAAGAGCTCTCGAGCCCGCACTCCCGAGGTAGTCTAAAAATGGCAAAACTATCAAGATCAAAACCCCTCATCGCCGAGCCGGGCAGCTTTACGTTTAACGGTGAAGATGTGCCCATGCGTCCGGCAAAATTCTTGCCGGGGGTCGGTTCGGTTAGTCGATTGCCGCCGGTGATCATCGAGGGCGGTATTAAGTATGTGGCGGTGCCGGCCGGGTCGAGCTCGGGCGATGAGCCGGCTTGGATCGCCCGTAATGGCGAATTGATACCGATCGCCGAAGCTCTCGAGGCCGATCGGCCCCATGAGCTCGACGCGATCCAAAGGATGAGCGAGGCTTGGCGGGCCCTCGAGGGAGAAAAATAAAAATGGCAAAGAAAGTTTCTTTTGTTGGGGAGAATGAGGGCGGTTCAGTTTTGAAGTTTGCCGCCGTGGGCGATATGCATGTAAACGCGCAGCTCTTGCATGGCGAGACTTTTAATGCCGTTTTCCCGGGCGGCAAACTTGTCTGCGAATGGCGGGCAGATAATTGCATCATTGTCGAGGATGTAACGGCGGCAGGCCGGGAATTTATTGCCCGAGTGGCAGCATGGCAGGCCCGGGCACCGAAACCGCGGAGGGTGCAAACAATGCTCGCGGCGGTTGCTCGATATATCAAAAATGTGGCCAAAAGGGGGTAAAAATGAGCGAATACAAGAAAATATTGCCGGATAAAGTGTTTACCGCAACCGCTGGCCCGGTCGGGGATTTTGAGCCGGTATCGATCGGGCAGGATGAGCCCGGTAAGATGGCCGATGTTGAGGATCTCGGGCCCTCGGCGATCGTTGAGGGGTTCAAAGATCCGGTGATCTTTTGCCGGGTCTTGTGCCGGCTCATTCTTAATTTTTATGAGGGGGTCGCAATGCCGGGCCCGATGGGGGGCTCTCGATCTCACGAATCGGCCAATAACCTCTTGCAGCTCCGCGAGGCCGCCGAGAGCTTTTTGCTTTGGTACGGTACCGGCGAGCGGCAGGATATGGGCGGGATATTTCCAAAGCCTGCCTTTGTTGGGGTGCTCGATTTTCTCGATCACTTGAAAGAGCTTCGGGCCGATGCCGAGGGCCTTTCGAATGGGCAGCGGGATTCCTTTCAGTCGGGCCGGGTGAAAGCTTTCGATGAGGCAATTCGATACATCGAAGAGCATACCGTTTCGAAACCGGCGATCGAGGCCGCCGCGGAGATATGTCAATGCTCTTTGCCGGATATCGCCGATGTTGATCTGCGGCTAACGGATTACGGCCGCCGGCGATGGATTCATAAAGCTTGCGATAAAGAGATTGTCGGAGTCGATTACGAAACGGATGAGTCAAAATGAGGTAACGGAAATTGTTATGTGTCACAATGACATATAGGACAATCTTATGCAGGGGGTACCGTTTTCAAATGATCAGAAGCAAAAGTTTCTCGCGAGGCTTCGCTCGGCCCGCGGGAATGTGTCGAAAGCCTGCAAGGCCGCCGGGATCTCTCGTAATGTTGCCTATGATCACAAAAAGAGCGATGCCGATTTCAAAGAGGCTTGGGATCAAACAGAGATTGCGATCGTAGACGATGCCGAGCAAGAGCTGCACGTGCGAGGGGTAACAGGTTGGCGCGAGCCCGTATATTACAAAGGCGAGATAGTCGGCACCATTCGCAAGAAAAGCGATCGGTTGCTCGAGTTCTTTCTCAAAGGCAACCGGCCCGAGAAATACCGCGAGCGGCTCGATCTCTCGGCCAATATGGCCGGCTCTCTCGACGTAGGCCTGCAGGCATCGATCGATAAAGTTTATGGTGATGATACCGATACCCCCGCCGGCTCGGGCCCCTCGCATGCGGGTACCGCCCTCTACAATGAGGATGATCCAAGCGGCGAAAGCCTCGGGGATCCCTAAAGACTCGCTCGAGCGATTTCTGCTTGCCGGTTACGTTCCGCAACCGAAGCAAATGGAGTTTCACGCGATCGCTCGAGCCGCCGATCATATCGATGAGCTCGAGGATATCGGTTATGGCGGGGCCCGCGGCGGCGGTAAAACCCATTGCGGTTTCGCTCAGATCGCCATTGATGATTGCCAAAAGTTTAATGGTTTAAGCGTCTTATTCTTACGCGAAAAGAGCGGCTCGGCTCTCGAATCGATCTCAAAGCTCTCGACCAAAGTTTTACCCCGGGTACCTCACCGCCCAACCCAAACTGTTATCTCTTTTCCGAATAGCTCGAGCATCAAGGTCGGGCACTTCCAGTATGAAAAAGATATCAATCAATACCTTTCTCTCGAGTATGACGTCATCTTTATCGAGCAGGCCGAGCAGCTCTCACAATCAAAGCTGGCCGATATCAAAACCGTAAACCGCACATCGATCGAGGGCTTTAAGCCCCGAATGTATTACACGTTCAACTGGGGCGGCCTCTCGCATGCCTTTCTAAAAAAGAAGTTTCTCGAGCCTTACCGGGCCGGGGCCGAAACCTCAACCCGGTTTATACCCGCCACGGTTTACGATAACCGGCGGGTCGATCGTTTCTATCTCGCCAAGCTGCAAGCTTTGACAGGCTGGAAACGCAAAGCGTGGCTCGATGGGGATCCGGATATATTCGCCGGGCAATACTTCGAAGAGTTCCGGCATGATAAGCACGTTATCGAGCCGAGAGATCTCTTTGATTTTGCGGCCGCGGGTTGCGAGTTTTGGATCGCGATCGATTACGGTTATCGCCATTGGACTGTTTGTTATCTCTTCACCGAATTCGATGGGATCATATACTGCCTCGATGAGTTCGCCGCCCGAAATCAGCTCATAAGCTCGAATTGCGAGGGGATCAAGGAAATGCTCGCTCGATGGGGGCTCGAGGTCGAGGATCTTATTAACGCCGTGGCCGGGCCCGATGTGTTCGCCACAAAGGGCGATTCCGGCGAAAGCTTTGCGGATAACTTTGCCGAGCATGGGATCTATCTCAGGGCCGCCAATGCCTCGAGGCGGCCGGGTTGGGGCAAAATCGTTGATCTGCTTGGCGATGAGAAACAAGGGATCGAGCCATCGCTTAAAATCTCATCAAAGTGCACCGGGCTTATCGAGCGATTACCGGCCCTTATGCATGATCCGAAAAATCCCGAGGATGTGCTCAAGGTCAATTGTGACGAAAATGGCGAGGGCGGCGATGATCACCCGGATGCTTTCAGATACGGGGTAATGAACAGTAACAACTTGGGCGTAACAATCTAATGCGGCTCTTATCAAGCTTTAGCGATCAAATCACAAAGATCACCGGCACCCTTTTCGAGCGCAAGGCCGAGTTTGCACTTACCGCCCCGGATTTTTGGGAGCATTGGAGTCTCAAGCGGCGAGAGTCGAGCCGGCTTTTCTACGATTCAAATTCGGCCTTTCAAGCGTACCGATCGCATGAGCTTGTTTATGCCTGCATCAATAAGATCGCCGATGTGATGAATGATGCGGAGATCATAGTTGAAAAGAAATCGGCAAAAGGGGAATGGGAAAAGGTCGACGGTCATTTGCTTACCGGGCTCTTTCGCCGGCCGAATCGAGAGCAAACCGGTCGGGATCTCAGGCGGTTGCTTGTGCAGAGTGAGCAATCGGTTGGGCGTTTCTGCCTCTTTGTCGAGCGATCACAAGCCGGGATCCCGGTAAATCTCACGGCTCTTAACCCGGTGAGGATCCGGGCCGAGTATGATCGGGCGAAAGACAAAATCCTCTATTACGAATACACCCGTAAAGATGGCCGCCATGTTCAGATCAAGCCCGAGGATCTCTTGATCCGGCGGCGGGCCGATCTACTTGATCAATATCTCGGGTTTGCCCCGCTCGAGGCGGCGCTCAAGAGCATAAACTCCGATCTTGGGCTTACCGATTACGTTGATGCGTTTTTCGAGAATGATGGTACTCCCTCGGGGATCTTAAAGATCCTCAACATGACGGTGAACCAAACGAAACGCGAGGCCATGCAAAGGGATTGGCGGCGCAAGTATTCCCGCGGCGGTTCGAACCAAAAGGGCGTGGCGGTGCTCGATCAGAATGCCGAATATCAAAAGATCGGCTCGAATCTCGATGAGCTCGACAATGAAAGTCTCACCGGCCGCTTTGAGTCGCGTATATGCGCGGTTTTCGGAGTACCCCCCAATTTGGTCGGGGCTTATGTGGGCCTTGTGCATGTTACGGCCAATGCTACGGCTAAAGCAGAGCTTCGAAACCTTTGGGATAACAAGATCTCGCCCGAGCTCGCGAGCCTGCGCGAGTGGCTCACATGGTTCGTTTTGCCCGAGTTCGAAGAGATCGGCAAGATACAGGCCGAGCAGATCCGGGTAGGTTTCGATATTTCTCAGGCTGCTTTTCTGCAGGAAGAGATCGACAATATCCACAAACGCACCCGCGAAAACTTTAAGGCCGGGTTGATCAAGCTTAATGAGGCCCGCGATGCGATCGGCCTTTCTCCGGATGATAAGGCCGGTAATGATTACTATGTGCAGCCGAGCACCCTCATCGCGATCTCGCCCGAGCGGCGGGCCGAAGAGGCCGAGAATGAACCGGTGATCCCGCCGGCTCTTAATCCCGCATTACCCCCGGCCGGGGGCGATGATGATGAGGATCTCGCTAAAGATCCGGATAATCCGGATGATGAGGATCCCAGTAAAGTCGCTTTCAGAGAATTCCTAGAAAAAAAAACTTTTGACTTAGACGGATTAACCCTTAGACGCGAGCCCACGGAAATCGAGGCAATGCTCGATCTAAAGGGCATGGTCGAGGATTTCGAAAGCGAGCGTGAGAAAGTCGCGAGCATTCTCGGATCTTTCCGTCTTGAGCTGATAGATCAGTCGTGCGATAAGCTCGATGATCTCGAGCCGAAAACCGCCCACACGCTCGAGCTTATCCCTAGCTCAAAAACGCGGGCCTCACTTGCTAAGGCGATCAAGGCCGCATTTAACCGGGGGCGGGCTCAGATCGTGAAAGAGCTCAATGCCCAAGCCTCGGGTAAGCAGCTCGGCCAAAATACCTTTGTTTTCGATTCGAAAGCCCTCGATGATGATGATCTCGAATTTCTCGATGAGCTTACCGATGGGTTGATCTCGCGCATGATCAATGAGATCGGCTCTCGGGCGGTTGCGGAGTTTCTCGAGCTTTATTTGCTTGGCAGCTATGCACTCGAGACTCTCAAAGATGCTTTGGTTACGCAGAGCGCGAAGTTTATCGATGCTTTGGCGGGGTCGACAACTAACGCGGCGATCCAAACGGGCCGGGCGGCCGAGGGTGAGGCCCGTTCGGGCGATTGGGATAGGGTGATCTATTCGGCGATCTTGGACGCTAACACTTGCAACCCTTGCGGCGATGCCGATGGGCTCGAGGCCGATGATCCGGAAGATTTACCCGCGGCCCCGAATCCGGATTGCGAGGGCGGCGATCGGTGCCGGTGCTTTCACGTTTACGTTAGGGGCGAGAATTAAAGAGGCTTATGATTTCGCATAATCGAATTTTGTTAGTTGTAACCGCAACCGTAGTTGCCGGCATTGCCGGGGTGATTTGGGCCCCTCAAAGCGTGGTGCCGTTTTTGGGTTTTTGCGGGCTTATTTGCACTAGCCTTTTTCAATTACTCAAGCAGGCCGAAACCGCGGAAAAGGTCGAAGAGGCGGCCGGGAAAGTCGAGGTTGTCAGGCAGACGCTTGAGACAACGAACCGGGCCGACACCGAAAAGCTCGACAAGATCCATACTTTAGTCAATTCGGGGTCGGGGGTTCAAAAGAAAATCATCGCGATCGCCTTGCGCCGCATCGCTAGAAATAGTGGCGATCCCGAGGATATTGCCGCGGCCGAGCTGGCCGAAACCGATCTCGAGCAACACAACCGGCAGCAGGCGATTGTCGACGGACGTGAAAAAGAAAAACTTGATATAGTAAAAGCCTAGTCTGGCAAAAGGCAGAGCGGCCCGGACGATTCGCAGTAGCTACGCAGATCACCGGGCCGCTTTGTGTGTTAAGATGTGTTTGCCTCTACGTGGCGGCCAATACCCGCCCGCGGCGCATAGACGATAAAAGCAGAGCGAGCCCCGGGTGAGAGCCCGGGGCCGCTTTGGTTTTTGCCGGCGAAACGGGGCCGCGCGGTGCGATGTTTCACGGGTGAAAGGGTAAAGCCTGTCTCTATATAGGAAATACCTTTTTACCCTTTCGATAAGGGGCCGTAGAATCAACATTTTACAAGGGGCCGCCGAAGAGGGGCGCGAGAGGGCATACCTTTTGAATAAAACCCCTAAACCCTTACACTTAACCAATATTGTTAGATAAGGCAAAAGCCCCGATTTTGGGGCCTTTGTTTCATGGCGAAACACTATCCGGGGAAGTTATCGGGACGAGATTCCGGCACCCCGTAACGGGCCCGGTATGCACAATAGTAGGCTCGGCGGGCCAACCGGGCAGCGGTTCGCCCATCACCTCGGGCGATCGCATCAAAGGCCTCGGCCGTGGCGAGCATGGCATCATTGATAAAGTTTTCGGTTTGGGTTGCGGTTAGTTCGATGTGATTATTTGCTTTCATGCCCTTATGTGTGATCATGGCGGGCGGTTGTTCACTTTCGGATGAGAAATAACTGATTTTTCTTTTTTCTATTCTCAATCTCAATGAGTCGCGAAACCAAACAGCTCGCTTTTACCAATATCAAGGCAAAGGCATCGGGCCGCCGGCGGGTTGGTATCGCGGCGGTTTTCGGTAACGTCGATGAGATCGGCGATCGCATTATCCCGGGGGCTTTCGCGAAAACTATCTCCGAAGGGGCCCCGCGGTGCAAACATCTTTGGAATCACTCTTGGCAGCACCCGCCGATCGCATCGATCAAAGAACTGCGCGAGCTTACTCGGGCCGAGCTCCCCCTCGAGGTACTTCAAAAATCGCCCGAGGCAACCGGGGGCCTGCTTGTCGATCGCGATTATTACAAGGGTATCGAGCTCGCCGATTGGATCCTCAACGCGATCGATGCCGATGATATTACCGAAATGAGCTTTGCTTACGATACGATCCAAAGCACAACGGTAACAGAGCCCTTGCCCGGCGATCCCGAGAAAACCCGCAATGTGCGCGAGCTTCGGGAATTAAAACTTTACGATACAAGCGATGTGCTCTATGGGTGCAATTCGGCCACGATCGCAGCCGGGGCAAAGGGCCTCATAATGATGCCGCTTGCCGCGATAGCTTCGCAGCTTGTTTTGTTGCAGGATGAGATCAAGGCAGGCCGCCGCAATAGTGATTCGGATCAAAAATTAATCGATTTGATCCATTCCTCGGCCGTTACTCTCGGGGCCGTATGTGATACCGGGAGCTCAAGCGATGATGATGATCCGGAAAAGGGCAAAGCCGCGGCCGCCGAAAGCACCGCACTTTCTCCCGATAATTGGTTCGCTCACGCTGGCATTCAGTTAGCAAACCTCGAAAATTAAAGATCAGGAGAAAAGAAAATGCTTAAAAAGAAAAAGCAAGAGTTGGCCAAGCTGGCCAATGATGCGAAAAAGCTCTATGCCGATATGGAAGAGCACGAATCCTTGCGTACCGATGATAACCGCACGAAATGGGGTACGATGATCGATGCCGGTAAGGCTTTGAGGATCGAGATCGAGAATCTCGAGGCCCTCGATTCACAGCTCGAATATACCGCCGAGCCCGAGGGCGGTAAGGGCGGCGAAAAAAACCCGACACCGGCCGGCGGCGATGGCCCCGCGGCTCAGCCTCTTCGCAAGTCTTACGGTCAATTGGTTATCGATTCGGATCAGTTCAAGAATGCGGATCGATCGGCCGGCAAGATGGGGAGCGTACCGGTTGGTAACCTCATCACCCGGATCGCCCAAAAGAACCAAAAGGCGATCTTTAACACAACCGACACGCAGGGCGGTTATGCGGTTCGGCAGGATCGCGAGCCCGAGATCCTCGATATCGCCCGGCAGAGGCCGTTTACGATCCTCGATCTCATCAATGTGGGGCAAACCTCGGTCGACGCGGTCGAGTACATCCTCATGGCAACCCGCACGAATAACGCGGCGGTTGTGCCGGAATGGGATGCCGCCATTACACCGGGCGAGGGTGATTTCTCGAGCAAGTTCGGTGATAAGCCGCAAGGCGATCTCACTTTCGATCTGAAAACCGCGGTCGTGAAAACCATTGCGGAATGGGTTGCCGCATCGCGGCAGATCCTTTCGGATGCCCCGAATCTGCGATCGATGATCGATAACGAATTGATGTATCAGATCGAGTTTGCCCTCGAGAATCAGATCCTTACCGGTGACGGTACGGGTAACAATTTTACCGGGATCTTGAGCACTTCGGGCATTCAAACTCGGGTGCATAAGGTTTCGGGCCGGGCTTTCACAGCAACCGATACGGTTGCCGATACCATGCGCCGCATGATCACCGATATCGCCCTCGAGTTTTATGAGGCCGATGGCTTTATTGTTCACCCGACACAGGGCGAGCAGCTCGAGCTCGAGAAAGGCTCGGATGGCCATTATGTGATGGTCTACGATCCGATCGCTCAGCGCGTTTGGCGTAAGCCGATTCGCGAAACGGTTGCCATGACTTCCGGGACTATCGTTTGCGGTGCATTCAAGATCGGCACAAAGCTTTGGGATCGCGAGCAGTCTAATATCCGGGTTGGTGAGCCGGGTAATTTCTTCCTGCAGAATGCGGTTGCAATCCTTGCCGAGTTGCGGGCCGCTTTTGCGGTGACTCGACCGAAAGCGATCGAGAAAGCAACCGGGTTCTAAGCCCAACCGGGGCCTTGTACCTATGGGCGGGGCATATCAATTGCCTCGCCCTTGATCAGATCCAAGAGCTTTATTTAGCAGGGAGAAAAAGAAAATGAAATCGAATTTAGCAAATAATGTTGATGCTTTCGTTCCGGAAAAGGACGTTTTGGTGGATGCGGATCCGGATAATCCGGATGGCCGCAAGGTACAGGTTGCGGTTGCCGGGGTGCCGATTCCTCGAGGCGAGGCCCTCAAAGCGGGCCTTTTGAAACCCGAAACCGCGAGCGAGAAAGCGGCGGTTGCCGCCGGCGAAGATACCGCAAATGCAGCGGCATCCTATAACGAAAAGATCGCGGCGAAGCGCGGGGCAGCGCCGAGCGAGAATAAATCGGCAAAGACCGGCGAAAAGTGATAAGCTTTTCGGCGAATAGGAAAACTTGCATTGAATACTCTCTTGCCCGCCGGTGACTGCGAACCATTGGCGGGCCTTTTTGTGCCCGAAAAACAACCGATTTTCTAAACTTTTAGAATTGCCCCTAAGTTGATTTGAGACTTGCGAGACTTGCCCGGGAGCAAAACTAAATGGCTACATTTACAAAATTTCAACCGTTTATCGAGGATGTTTTCGAGGGGGTTCACAACTTTGCCTCTCATCAATTGGTTTTGTTTCTCACGACAAACGCCAATGCCCCAACGGCCGGCATGCGGTTGCTCTCGGAAGTAACTCAGATCGCCTACACCAATCTAGGCACTCGCAATATCACGACAAGCTCGAGCGCCCAAACAACCGGCACATATAAGCTCATCCTCACAGATCTTGTTTTAACGGCAACCGGTGCCGTGGCAACATTCCGGCGAGTCGGTGTCTATAACGATACTCCGACAAGTCCCGCGGATCCGCTTGTAGGTCATTACGATCACGGCGCGGATGTGACGCTCGCCAATGGTGAGACTTATACCGTCGACTTTGACGGTACGAACGGATTTATCTCAGCGAGCTAATTTTCGATAAACACAGATTTTCAAAAAGGGGCAAAGAGGCATGGCAAAAACTAACGTAAACAAGCTCGAGGCTAAGGCCGCAAAGATGCAAGAAGAGATCGATGAGGCTTTGCTCGATGAGAGCAAGGTTGAATTCGTGAAAAAGATCCGCAAGGATCTCGGCGAGCACCTTGCCGAGGGTACCGATAAGTGCAAAAACTGCGGCCATGAGGTTGTGGGCATGCTCAAAACCCCCACCTATTTTGACTCCCGGGTAGGCATACAGGTGCCCGCGGTTTGGGAGGTCGGATGTGTAATTTGCCCGCCGGTGTATGTGGCGAGCGATCGGGAGTTTGCCGCCCCGGCAAAGCTCGACGGAAAGAAAACAAAGGTCGTGCGTCGATCCTATTCGGCCCGCGGTACATCGATCGAAGAGGCCCGCGATAATTGGAACGCCGGCAATTTTGTCGAAGATACAAAATTTGGCCTTAATGTGCGGGCCGAAGAAAAGAACCGGCTCGAGTTGCTCCCGGTGCCGGCCGAGCCGGCGGCAAGTTAGTTGTCCTGCTTTTGATATTTCTCCGAATGGGCCCGGCCTTTGCATAAGGGCCGGGCATTTTTCTTAAGAAGCCTATGGCGGCCCCAACTTTTATCTCAGCGGGAGCGATCGCGGTCGACACAAGCGGCGGCGCGTCGACAACGCCAACCCCGCCAACCCATCAAGCCGATGATATCTTGATCGCGGTTTCTTGGAATGAGGCGGCGGGCACTATGACAACCGCCACATCGGGCTGGACTAAGATCGGCAGCTCGGGCGAGGGTGTAGACAATGGTTTTGCCCTTTTCTGGAAACGGGCAACCGGTGCCGGCACCGCCGGGCCCGCGATAACGGCCGGCTCAACAGATCAATGGGCTTTTGTTTTTGTCGTGCGCGGGTGCGTTACTACGGGCACCCCGTTCGAGGGCGGGGTTTTTACAAACGGTGTAAATCCGGCAACCCCAATTGCCTCGGCCATTACGACAACCGGTATCGATCGCCTTGTAATTGCCGTAGATGCCCATGCAACCAATGATCTCTTTACAAGTGGAAACCCGCCCTCAGGTTGGACGATCGCCTTTAATCTCACGGATTCGGGCGGTACTCTCGCCGGGTTTAATGCTATCTATAAAACCGAAGCCGCGGCAACTACGACAACCCAAGTCAATATGGGCACCTTTTCCGGCGGCGGGCAAAGTTGGCGCTCATACACTTTCGCGTTTATCCCGCCCTCTACCGGGCAAACGATCACCGCGGCGGCCGGTTCTTTCTCATATTCCGGGGGCGATGCGGGACTTTTTCGAGGGTATAAGATCACGGCCGCAAATGGGGGTTTTTCATACTCAGGCGGTGATGCCGGGCTTGCCCGCGGGTATGGGATCACGGCCGCAAATGGGGGGTTTTCATACTCGGGCGGGGATGCCAATTTTCTGTATAGCAGGGTGCTTTCGGCGGCCGCCGGGATTTTCAGCTATACCGGCGGCGATGCCGGTACGCTTTGGGGCCATTTGCTTGCAGCCGCGGCGGGGGTCTATTCATACTCCGGGGCCGATGCTTTCTTTTTTAGAAATTTTGGGGCCACGGTCGACGCGGGGATTTTCAGTTACGCCGGGGGCAATGCGAATTTCTTATATAGCAGGGTGCTTGCCGCCGCGGCGGGGGTCTATTCGTATTCTGGGGGCGATGCCGGGCTCTCGAAAGGGAATTTGCTCACGGCCGGGGCCGGGGCTTTCAGTTATACCGGGGCCGATGCCGCTTTCTTGCTTGGGCGAGTGCTCGCCGCGGCAAATGGCTCTTTCTCATATTCCGGGGCTAATGCGAATCTTTTGATCGGCCGCTTTATCGCCGCGGCAACCGGGGTATTTAATTACGCCGGTGCCGATGCCTCTCTTTTCAAAACCTCGCCCGGGGCCTATACGCTGGCCGCAAATCCCGGCACTTTCTCATACTCCGGGGGCGATGCCAATTTGCTCTATAAGCGGCTCATGCCGGCCGGGGCCGGGGTGTTCAGTTATGCCGGCGGCAATGCGAATCTTTCAAAGGGGGGCTTGCTATCGGCCGCGGCGGGCACTTTCTCTTATGTTGGCAACGGGGCTAATTTCTTTCTTGCGCGGGTGCTCGCGGCCGCGGGGGGCGATTTCTCTTATCAGGGCAGCGATGCCGCATTGCTTGTCTCGAGGATCCTCGAGGCCGCAACCGGGGTCTTTGTCTACACCGGCAGCGATGCGAATCTTTTCAAGAGTGTGGCGAGCTCATACGTGCTCACGGCCGCGGGCGGGGTGTTCAGCTACACCGGGGGCGGTGCTAATTTTGCCGTGATCGCCCCGTTCATGCGGCCCTCTCAACCGCTTTGGCTCGAAATTAGCACCGGGGAAAGTTTCTTAGAATTGAGCCCGGGCGAGGCGTTTCTCGAGGCTTCGATCGGAGATAGTTTCTTGGAGATCGATTAACATGGGCGATTCAATAGTTAAGCAGGGAAACCATAATCATCCTTTGGTTTTTACGCTCAAGCATACAAATCCGCTTACCGGGGTGAAAGAGATATATCCCATTCCGGACGGATCCGCGGCGCTCATAAAGATCACGATCGATGCCGATCCGGCCCTGCTTATCGATCAGGCAGCGACAATTTTGAATCAAGTAAACTATCCCGGGAAAGTGCAATATCTTTTGCAGGGGGCTTTTACCGATCTTGTGAACACTTACGATGTTGAGATAAAGCTCACTCTGCCCGATGGAACTATTCGAAAATTCCCGGGCAATGAAGAGGAAACATTTAGCACTTTGCGGGTTTTGCAGAGCAAGGGCGGCGGTTGATCCGAGGGCGGGCATGCGCGAGCTCAAGACGCATTATGAATTTTCACCCGGCAAGCCGCTTTGCCGTTGCTCCTCTAAAGTGCAGCTCGGGGCCCGCCGGAAACGTAAGCTCGAGCTCACGCAGGATCGGGCCCTAGTCACTTGCGGGAATTGCCGCCGGGCTTTGGTCTTGCCGGCAAAAGGGCCCTTGCCCCGGCGAAGTTAGGGAGCTTAATAACTTCGATCAAAATTCTTTAATCTCGATTTGTGCCGCCGATACTTTACGCAACCGCCGCCGATCTGAAAGCCGCCGCTCAGGAAACTGAGAGCTCGGGCAATGATGCTTGGGAGACTCTCGCCGAGGGGATCTCGAGGCTTTTCGATCGCGAGTGCGAAGTGGAAGAGGGATTTTTTAAGGCCGCCGATGCCGCCCCGAGCATAAAAACTTTCTTGGGCGAGGGCCACGAATATTTGAGGATTATCCCTTATATTCCGGGATCTCTCGCGGCAATTACGGTCGACGGTTCGCCGGTAACGGTGCCAACCCTAACCGATGAGTATGCCGAGCGTGAAAACTTTCTTATTTTCTCTTACGCGATCGCGAAAAATGCCCCGGTAACCGTTTCGGCCCGATGGGGCTTTGCTCAGATCGCCGCCGATATCAAGCTCGCATGCATCGAGCAAGGTCTTTTCCAATGGCGGCGCAAGGATCTCGCCTTTGCGGATCTCTCGGGGGTGCCGACCGCCGCGGTTACCGCCATGTTTTCGCCTACTTTCGAAGCTTCGACGCAACGCTATCGCGGGTTATATTCAACAAATCTCTATTTTTCGTAATAAAAACAGGGGGTGAATTATGAAAGTTCACATCGATATTAAAGGCAAGCCGGCTTGTGGGCAGAAAAAGCAAAAGAACCGACTCAAGTTTGCTGAAAATCCCGGCGAGGCAACATGCTCCCGGTGTAAAAAGGTAACCGAAAAGTAAAAAGTGAATGGCCCGGATCTCTTTAATCGTAGAGGGTGAGGTTGAATTCGATCGGGAGTTTGATCGGTTCGATGCCGTGATCTCGGATCTCAGGCCCATTTGGCCCGATGTTAGAAAGAAGTTTTGGGAGTTCGAAGAGCAGCAGTTTAGCAGCGAGGGCAAAGACGGCCGCGGCGGTAAATGGAAAAAGCTCAGTAAGCGATATGCCGCCCAAAAGATTGATCGATATGGCCCGGGGCTCAAGATCCTCGAGGCGACCGGGGCCCTTAAAGAATCGCTTACCGGGCACACCGGTGATTCTGTCTATCGCACTTCAAAAGACGAGATAAACATCGGTACATCGCTTGCCCGCGGGCGGTTTCATCATATTGGGGCCGGCCGGTTGCCGATAAGAAAAGTGATCGATCTCTCGGATCAGCAAAGAACCGAATTAATGAAAACAATACAGGGCTCACTTGTGAAATTGATTCGCCGCGGGGTCGGGTATGTTGTCCCGGGCGGTCGAGGTTAAATAGATCATGGCATGGCCCCCCGACGAGCATATACAGGTTTTCGATGAGCGGGCGATCAAGGATAATTTGATCGGCTATTTCAAGGCCAATCAGGTCGAGGCTCTTACATGGGCTAATGCAGGGGCGGGCCTCGAGCCAATAAAGAAATTTCATACAAGTGCCCGGCTTACTTCCGTTTTTCCGGCCCTCACATTTTTGCAGACCGATCACTCGCAAGCTTTTACTAATAGCGATGTGGCGGTTGTCGTTTTTTCGCTCACGCTCGAGCTCGCCCTTATTCACGGTAAGCAGGATGAGCTGACAGAAATGGCCCCTAAATATGTGATGGCCCTCGAGTCGATGCTCGCGAATGTACCGAAAACAACCCTAAACGAGAGCTCTATAATTCCAATTACTAGCACTCTGAGCGGTATGGAAACCATTTTTGATGTGCAGGGCAAGATTAAAAGCCGGTTCATTCAGATCTCGCAAACAAAAGTTTCTTGGGTGATCGATGCGGCAAGCGAAAACTCTTAAAAAGGCAGGCAATTAATACAATGGCAACAGAAAAAGACAAATCCGGCACCGAAACCGGCACCGCCGCGGCGGGTAAGACTGAATTAACGGTTGAGTCGATCGGCACCCTCACTTATCCGCGGGCCGTTCAGTATTTTGGCAAAGATAAAGCGATCGAGGTTTTGCGCAAGGTTGCCGAGATCGGCGGGCATGGGCACTTCGAAGAGGATCAATTCAAATCGCCGCTCTTCGGCGGTTTGCAAATGCCGGATCCCGAAAAGATCCAAGAGCCCCGGCTCGAGGATTTTGCTCACTTGCCCGAGGCCGAGTTTCACTTTGCCGCGGCAATGGAAACGGTCGAGGAAAATAAAAAGGCCGCGGTCGAGAATCGCAAGAGGATCAACGAATTTTATAAATCGCTAAAATCGTAAGCGAAAGGGCGATTTTTCGCCGGTTCGAAGTTTCTGAAATAATCAAAAGCGAGAGAAAATCATGGCAACAACGATCGATATCACCAAAACCCAGAAAAACGCGAGCCGCATTTGGTTCGGCCTTGTGATCCCGGCCGCCGCGCAGTATTTGACCATTGGGGTTGACGGCACTCCGGATGCGACGGAAAACCCCGCGAGAAAGCTTGTGGGCCTCACTGAGCAGGGCGCCATGATCACTCTCACAAAGACTTTCACCGAGGAAATGTTTGACGAGTTCAAATATCCGCTCGAGAGAAATCTCGATCAGGTCGGGGGCTCGATCAAATGTGCGGCCTCACAAGTGCTCGATGAGGATCTTTTGAGCGTGGCAACCGTTGGGGTCGGTACCCCGCTCACCCCGGTAGGCAAAAAGGCTTGGACGATCGGCGAGGGGGCTCTCTCATTTACAAGCGTGGCGGCGATCGCCCCGACCAAAGCAAACCCGGCCAAGTTTGTCGTTTTCCATCTTTATCAGGCTTACAATAATGCCCCGTTCGAGCTGGCCCTCTCGAGGCAAACGAGATCTAAGATCGATCTCGACTTTGTTGCCCTCGCGATCCCAACGCGGGCGGCCGCGGATATCGTCGGGGCCCTTTGGTATCAAACTTAATTTTTGATTTTTCTCGAAATAAGAAAACTAGGAGCTTTGGCAAAACCCATGAAAAAACTCATTTTTAGCCTTTTCGCGATCGCCGCTTTTATGA